AACTGGTGTAATGTGGGAGATTATGTGTGTTATACTAAACATGCAGGTCAAAAACTATTTTATAAGAATGTAAAATTATTATTATTATATGATGACCAGATAATGATGAAAGTTGGAGACCCTAAAGATTTAGATACTACATATAATTTATCAAATTAAAATGATAAAAGAAAAACTAAAAGAAGCTTTTTTATCTCATGCAGATGGACATATTAAAAAACATGTTGCTAATGTTGAAGTGTTATTAAATAATCCTACAGGTATAGGTGAACATGGAGATATTATAAGTGAGATTGAAAAAGAATTAAATGAAGTTGCTAAATATGAAGACTTAATAACAGTAATGAATAAATATTTGTAAAGGAGGATAAAATGCAAATAACTAAAAATCTTATAAAATTTAGTAATATGATAATAAAAATTCCTGATGATTGTAAAAGAATGTGGGATTGTTCTGAGAATCGCTGGGGATATAGGAAGATTAACAATGACTAAATTATGTGCAAGGGGGAAAAATGCTGCGAAACGTAAATTTAAAGTTTATCCTAGTGCGTATGCAAATGCGTATGCTTCTAAAATCTGTGCAGGAAAAATTAAAGACCCTAGTGGTCTCAAGCGAAAAGA